TAAGGGAGTTATCAACGGCGCTCGTAATATTGGGCGTATACCTAAAGGCAAGTCTGGTGTAAGACCTAACGGTATGGATGGACTTATTACCATTGCTGGACTTGACCCAGCAGGCTCTGGTAACACCGCAGCCATCTGTATAGGTTTAGATATATCTACCCAGAAGCGTTACCTAATAGATGTATCAAATGTGGCTGGCATGAAGCCAGATGAAATTAGAGAATTAATTAAAAACTGGACTGACGATTATCAGATTTCTGAGTGGCGAGTTGAGAAAAATGCTTTCCAAACGATGTTGACTCAGGACCGTGAGGTACGAGAATACCTTTCGTCACGAGGTGCAACATTGCGAGAACACCATACAGGTCAAAACAAATGGGATACGAACTTCGGGGTTGCATCTCTGACGACACTATTCCATGGTTGGCAAGAAGGAAATGCTCTTATTGAATTTCCATCAAGCCATGCCTCTGAAGGTCTTAAAGCACTTATAGAACAATTAGTAACTTGGTACCCAGATGCACCAAAAAGTCAAAAGACAGACACAGTTATGGCGTTCTGGTTTGCAGAACTTGGATGTCGTGACAGAGTAGCAAATGCAAATTCCTTTGCCCGTACTCATAATAGTATCAATATGTTTCATACCCGTTATGACCGCTCACGACAGATGACTGTCCAACTAGACGACATATACTCATAGAACAGGATTAGTGTGGCACTTTCTTTAGATGATATTAAAACAAATTATGACCGCTACAAGCAGGTTTTCTCTGAAAGAGATACCCGTATGGAGCAGGTTCTACTTGTTCGTAAGGGCAGGATGCGGGATGTATTCCCAGATTTATTTCCTGATGGTCCCTTTGAGAACCCTATTGTTGCAAATATGGTTGACATTGCAGCCCGTGATTTGTCTGAAGTTATTGCACCTCTTCCTGCCTTTAACTGCAATTCACCCACTATGGTTTCCGAAAAAGAACGCAAGAAGGCTGATAAGCGTGAGGAAATTGTAAACGGAATTATAGATTTTTCCGATATACAAACCCAGATGTTTACTGCTGCTGACCGTTATGTGTCATACGGATTTGTTCCAGCACAGATTGAAATTGACTTAGATAACAATATGCCAAGAATCCGTTTCTTAGATTCAGTAGGTTGCTACCCAATCGTTGACCGCTTTGGCAAAGTTCATGGCATGTACCAAAGAATTAAGAAATCACTAGCAGAGTTAATGGCTGCATACCCAGAGTATGCCCACTTGTTATATGACAAAGACTCTACCAATACAATGCTAGAGATTATTCGCTACCATGATAAAGACCAAGATATATTATTTGTTCCACAGCGCAATAACCTAGTTATTGACAGAGCACCAAATCCTATTGGTGAAGTAATGATTCGTATTATTCAACGACCATCCCTTGACTCTGAGTCCCGTGGACAATTTGACGATGTACTTGCAATTCAAGTTGCTAAGGCTCGTTATGCACTTCTTTCACTTGAGGCTGCTACTAAAGCAGTTCAAGCCCCCCTTGTCGCCCCACGAGATGTAAGTGAGATTGCCCTTGGACCAGATTCCGTTATTAGAACTGACCGCCCTTCAGATGTTCGCCGACTCTCTATTGACATACCACCAGGTGCTTTCGCTCAACAACAGGTACTTGAAGGAGAACTTCGTTTAGGTTCTCGTTATCCTGAGTCACGCACAGGAAACATTGATGCCTCTATTGTTACAGGTCGTGGTGTGCAGGCTCTTATGGGTGGCTTTGATACCCAGATTAAAACTGCTCATGCAATGTTTGCCCGTGCCTTTGTAGAACTTATTGGTTTAGCACTTAAGGTAGATGAAACAGTTTTTGGTGACACAGAAAAATCTTTGCGTGGTGTACGCAATGGAGTTCCATACGCAATTAAATACAAGCCATCTCGTGATATAGATGGTGATTACACTGTAGATGTCCAGTACGGACTCATGGCAGGTCTTGACCCTAACCGTGCATTAGTATTTGGTTTACAGGCTCGCGGAGATAAATTAATATCTCGTGACTTCTTACGCCGTCAAATGCCGTTCTCTTTCAATGCAACACAAGAAGAAGAAAAGGTTGACACCGAAGATTTACGCGATGCAATGAAGCAGGCTATTGCATCCTATGCACAAGCAATCCCAGCACTTGCATCACAAGGACAAGACCCATCAGATATTTTGTACAAACTTTCTACCGTTATTAATGAACGCCAAAAGGGTACACCTATTGAACAGGCGGTATCTGAGGCGTTTCAGCCACAGAATCCCCCACCTGGAGCAATGATGACCCCTGATGGCGTAAGTCCCGAAATGCTTGGGCAAGCAGGTGCGGTCCCTCCAGGTGAGGGGCAACTTCCTCAAGGTTTAAGTGCTACAGGTCGTATGCAAGGTGTTGCTGCTGGACAAATAACCCCAGGCGGTAGACCAGATGTTCAGTCGCTTTTAGCAAGTTTAACTCAGAGAGGTGAACCTAATCTTCAGGCTTCCCTCGTTAGACGACTACCAGTTGCATAAGGAGGTGAATAAATGAAGAAGTCCTTATCAGGAGGAAAGAAGCCTAAGAACCAAGGTTCAGCAGGCAAGGCTCCAACCCAAAAACCAATGTTGGCTAAGAAAGCATCATCAAAGGGTGGCAAAGTATATTTCTCAAGCAATCCAAGCGGAACTCGCGGTTCACGCAGTAAGTAATTAATAAACCTGAGTAAGTTTGAAAACTGCTCATAATATTCTAAACGCTCAAATGGCGGAAGGTAATAATGGCAAAGGCTAAAAACGAAAATTTTAAGGTGTCCGCAACAGGCGGTGCTGGAACTGATGGACAACCTGCAAGTTATGCAGCAGGTATTGATGGCGCACAAGATTTTTATGATTTACAAACTCAAGCAAAAATGTCAGGACAGAATACTGCTCTTAATTTAAAAGCACCTAATCAAACATTTGAACCTAAAATTGATACAAGTGGAATAGTCCCACTTAATGCCCCTACTCAATATCCAGAAGAAGGTGTTGATACTGGAGGAATACTTGGACCAAATGCTGGTGAAGAAGTTATGGCAGCACCCGCTATGCTTCGTGCACAAAATAGTCAAGACATTGCACAGTTAGCAGCAAGTCTACCGTTTTACGCAAAGATTGCAGAAAGTCCAAACGCATCAAATTCTTTTCGTAATTGGTACCGTTATATCCGTAGCCAAGTTGAAGGTATCGGATGAGTTGGGTTAAAAACCTTGGCAGTATGGCAAAGACGGTTGTTGACTTTACAGGAGTACCAGGTTTAATTAAAGATTTATCAACCTCTGGTAGCAACGATGACCCTTGGTATGTTGATGGTGTTAACTTTGTAAAGAACACAGTTAAAGTAGCAACAACCCCAGTTCGTGCTGCGGTTACTGGTCTATTTGCTGCTGGTGAGGCTTCATACGAACTTGGTGGGAAAGTACGCCGTGAAGGTGTTGAAGCAATCCTTGACCAGCCTTTCATGTATAACAAATTTAAAGCACCAGGTGAATCTTATTCAGATTACACATTGCGTGTAGAAAACGAAAAAGAAAATATTTCTCCGTTTCAAGCAGCACTTTCAGTGCTCTCTCCAGGTCGCACCTCTGGGGATAGAAGCGGTTGGTTCCAAGAGTGGACCGACAATAATCTTAAATTTATGTCTACAGGTTTTGATGTCTTTAACCAAGAAGATAGAGATACAGCCTTTCGTGACCAATACACAGGAAAATTTCTTTCTGGTATCGGAGATTTTACTACCTCGGTAATTGTTGACCCATTAACCTTTGCAGGCTTTTTAGGTAAGGGTGCAGTTATTATTGCCAAGGCTCCAATGCTTGACCAAATTCAAGGCAAAACAGCCCGTGCTGTATTTGGAAAATTTGCCATGACTGAGGAACGATTAGATAATATTCTTATTGAAGCACTTGATGGTAAGGGTGAAGCACTTACTGACATTGACTTTCTTGTTGGTAGTAACGCTAGTGAGCAATATAAATACTGGCGCAAAAAGAAAGTTACAAACCCTGATGCAATGGCATATTTGTTTGGTCGCGCTGCTAGTAGAGAAGAAGTTGTAGATACTTTCCGTGCTGTTATGTATCGTGACCCAAAATCTATTTCAACGATTGCTTCAAAAGACGAAGAAGCAGCCCTTATTTTAGATGCTTCAAATCCAATTTCTCATCCTCAGCGGCAATTTCTTGAAGGTAAAACAGATGGTGATTTAATCACATCACAAGAATACAATCGCGCTACTGGTTCATATATTACAAAGTTAACTGATGAAGCAAGTGAATCATACGACCAGCGTTTTGCAACTGCATTAGCAGAAACTCGCACTGGTGGTCAATTAAAATATGGATTTAGTCGCGGACCTTGGGAAGGCAAACTTGCCCAAAAATCAAAGAAAGATGCCCAGGCTGTATTTGCAGAAGCAGATAGCGTAATTTTTCAAAAGACTAGCCTTCACCCAATAATTAAAGTTGTTAATTACTTTACCAAAGAATTACCAAGTGGTGTATTTAATGTAAACGATGGCGATTCTTATATTGAGTTTAATGCTTTTTTGCGTGAGGCTAATGAATTATCTAAAGGTCGTTTTGGTGCTCAAGGAGCAGCATTTGCTGATAGATATTTAGCAGCAGTTTCTACTGGTGAGCGTAATGCAATTATCCAACAGGCTGAAAAGTCTGCAATGGCTACATTGTTTCCTAACTATGACCAACAAACTATGGATAAGTTATACATGGTTTTTGATGCTCGTAGAGCATCCAGAATTAATCAACACCGCAACCAAGGTTTTGTTTCTTATTTAGAAAACAATCAAGTTGTAAATGCTATTTCTCCTATTTTACAACGAGAGTCAGCCAATACTGTAATTATCGCAGATTTAAGAAAATTAAAGCGTGCGATTGATACGCATGAAAGTATATTACCAGGACTTTTAGATGGATTAAATATAGAAGATTTAACCTTAAGAACTAAAAAAGGTTTAAGTACTCTTGCTACATTTAATGACATTTTTAAAACTTCAGTTCTTATGCGCCTTGGTTATACTGTTCGTAACCTTACTGAAGCACAATTATCTATGATGGCTAAAGGTTTTGCCCTACCAGCAATGGTAGCAGCAGGTGGACCAGATGCAGTAAAACGATTTTTTACTAATCGCAAGGTTGGTTTTAATAGGTTAATTGATAATGTAAATGTTTCTGCTGGCAGACTTGATGATATTAACACTCTTAATTATCAGTTTGCTTCAGGCACGGACAGACTTCGTTCTATAGAAATGAGTAAAAAAGAACTTGCTAAAGCAGTTGCTGACCGCATTGGAGATTTAGAAAAAGATATATTTAAATTACGCCTTACTCCAGGTGTAGGACCACTAACTGCAGAAGATGAAATTCGTACTCTTCGTGGCGTATTATCTGACTTAGAATCTGTAACTCTTTATCACGGTAGCGCAGATGCAGCATTTCAATTAAATGAAGCAAAGGTTCTTGCAACATCTGCATCCCCTGCAATCGCTGCTCGTTACTCTGAGGGTTTTACAATTCACTCAACTGAAAATTATTTAGAAACACCAACAGGTCGCCCTGGTAAAATTACTAAAGTTTCTGAAAGTATACAAGATGCTCGTAAAACTTTACAACAAGCACAAAGTAATTTAACCAAGGCTCAACAAGAATTAAATAGAGTTGGTAAAACTCAATGGGATGTAAATTTATTACAACAAACCATTGATGAACAAAAGGCTATTATCAAGCGTGCTGGCGCTCGTGAGCGTTCATCCGAACGCCGTGCTGCTACATTAGATAATGCTTCAGATAATTTACTAACAGACATGATTGCAGCAAAAAATGCTGGTAAAGAAGTTGAAATTCGTACACCTAAAGGCTGGCGAAAAGTAGAATCACTTGATTGGAAACAAATTCGTCTTGCCGAAGAAGGCGTTTTAGAAGTTACTCCAGAGTTATTTCGCCGTTCAGTATTTCGCGTTAAAGGTGAAATGAATAAACCAATACCAGTACGAGTATATGGTGAGGCTTTATATTTAACTAAATGGTCTGATATTCCATTAGATTTGCGTGAATCTGCTTTTGGCGGAAGTATTAATAATTACAAGCAATGGACTAAGGACAAAGGTTGGAGTAATAATAACGACCCTGTTGTTAAGTACATGCGTGAAAAAGGTTTTGGTCGGGTAGTTGTACAAGATGATGCTCGTGCTGGTGGAGTATCTAATATTGTATTACCAGAGGCAGTTGCTAAAACTGGTCGCCAACGAGCCGTAGAACGCAGTATTACTGAAATGAAAGAGCGTAGCGCAGTTCAGGCTGCTGAAGATTTACCAATTCTTGAATCTAAAATGGATACACCTAAACAACGCCGCCTTGCTAGAACTGCTGCCCGTAAAGCAGCCCGTTTAAAAGAAACTTCAGTTTCTCCTTATTACACAAGAGAAAATGTTGATGCCATGATTAACAATGGCGTTGAAGATGCTGCTGAAAATTTAGCAAAACTTTATACAATGGAACATGCTTATCTTGATGACATTTCTAGCAGGCTAGGTGCTCGCATTGACCGTGCTGAAACTAATGCTGTTAAACAACGCACTGGTTATGGTTACAATGAAATGACAATTAATGGAGTTAAGTATACTGTTCCAAATACTTTCCAAGATGCTACATGGTTTATGGGTCGCACATCTGCTGAAGATACTTGGAACGCATTAATTGGTTCACAAGAAATGGCATTTTCAACTGGCATGGGTGCTAGAACAGTTAGTATATTAAAACCTAATGACCCTAAATATTTTGAGGGTTGGTCAAATATACTTAACTTACATTTCCGTGACCCTGAAACAGGAATAATGGACCCATTGGTTCGTAGGATTCTTGATGGTGAAACAGACCAAGATATTCTTAATTGGTTTACTCGTACAAAAGATGGTCGTCTTTATGCCAATGATACATATACAACTCCTCGCCAGGCTTATGGTTTAACAGCCATACGGGGTGGAGAGTTAGATGAAGATTTATTAGAAAAAATTAATATTACCCGTGGTGCTGTAAAATTATACATACCTGATGAGCAAACAGCATTATTTCTTAGCACTGCTACTCCAGGCAATAAACCTTTATCTGGCGCTGAATTACAAAATTATTTGCGTGAAAGATTTGGTGCTAACCCAGAAAACTTGCCAGACATTAATGGGTTACTTGTTACAAGTAGTAAAGAGTTTCGTGACCAAGAGCGTTTAATTGATACATTTAATCGCCGTGTTATGCGCTTTCTTGGTTCATTACCTGAAGATGCATTTGCTCGTCATCCATTGGCTTCAGCAACATATAATCGTCAGATTAGAGTTAACTTACAAAATATTGCTGATGCAAAGGGAACAGATAAGTTAACTGCAGAAGAAATTAATGCAGCCATTAAAGGCGCTAGAGAAGATGCTCGCCGTACAGTAGAACAAACATTGTTTACTATTGT